AGTAACGGAAAATCATTCCTGATAGAAATTAACGATCCTGCCGGAGGAACTATTATCAATGTCAAGCAAAGCGATTAAACTTCTTCTTTCACCGTGGCTCGCGCTGCTGACGTTTGCCATTCTTCTTGTGGTAAAGTTTCAGGACCCGTTTCTTGTAGAATCTACACGTCTTAAATTTTATGATTATCTTATGCTAGACAAGCCGGTCCAGTCCGAGCAGATTGTCGTTGCGAATATTGGGGAGAAAGCAATTGAGAAATATGGTCAGTGGCCGTTCAATCGTCAGGTTCATGCTCAAGTCATTAGTGATTTGTATGGCAATGGCGCTGGTATTGTTGGGAGCACTGTCATGTTCCCAGAGAGTGATCGATTTGGTGGGGACGGGGCACTCAGCCAGGCCCTTAGTCAGTATCCGGTAGTTCTTTCTCAGACTGTCTCTTCCACATGCGCTCGAGATAGCTCAACGATCCGTCGTACCGGAGTTGCCGTAATCGGCGACGGACAACCGACTGAATTTCTTCCTCAATACCCATGCGTTCTAAGTAATATTGCACCTCTGCAAGAAGCTGCTGCCGGTGTTGGTGTAACATCGACTTTACCGGAAGCTGATGGGGTCGTACGGAGAGTTCCTCTTCTAGCTCAATCATCTGGCGAATATTATCCTGCATTCGCGTTAGAGCTGTTACGTGTAGCAGCTGGAGATCCTTCGTATCAAGCGAAGATAAATCAGACTGGTGTTGAAGCATTGCGTGTTCCTCAGTTTGATACTATTAAGACTGATGAGTTTGGTCGAGTTTTTGTAAATCCAAACTACAAATTTCAGTCATTCGAAATTGGTGACAAGACTTATCCTGATCTGACAGGAAAAATCGTGATTGTTGGAGTGACCGCAGCTGGTCTAAGTAACCCTGTTGCCACTCCGTCTGGCGCTCAGATGCCTCATCAACTACAAGCAAGTCTTCTCGAAACTCTTCTAAAGGGAGACTCTGTTTCAATTCCGAACTGGACCGGACTGGTTGATCTTGCATTTTTCATTGTCCTAGCAATTGCACTGATCGCAATTTCACGCCTGCGTTACTCTATTGTATATATCGCAATTCTACTCGGCGGCTATGCATATCTTCCAGTGTACTTGTTTGCATCAAAGCATATTCTACTTGATGTAACCTTTAACATTTTGGCCATTGCCATTATATACCTTCATGTTTATACTGTCAAATACATTAGTGAATATCTGCAAAAAATGCAGATTAAAAAGCAGTTCGGTACTTACCTTTCGCCAGCAATGGTTGAAAAGCTACAGAAGAATCCAGAACTACTTGCACTCGGTGGTGAATCAAGAGAGCTGTCAATCATGTTCACTGACGTTCGTGGATTCACTACAATCTCAGAACACTATGGTGAAGACGTTCAGGGGTTGACAAAAATTATGAACCGTTATATGACTGCTATGACCAAGAGAATTATCGAGAACGAGGGTACACTTGATAAGTATATTGGCGATGCTCAAATGGCTTTCTGGAATGCTCCACTTGACGATCCGGACCATGCCAAGAACGCTGTACGTACAGCATTTGAAATGTTAAAGGATCTGGAGGCATTCAATGCAGAAATTGAAAAAGAAGGTATCCCAGCTTTCGGTATGGGTCTTGGTATTAACACTGCCACTGTGGTTGTTGGCAATATGGGTAGTGACCAGCGCTTTGATTATACTTGCCTCGGTGACGGGGTTAATCTGGCTAGTCGTCTCGAAGGTCAATCCAAGCCTTATGGAGTTAAACTCGTGGTCGGGCCCATCACGGCAGACATGGTTAGGGATGTATACCAAACAGTAGAGCTCGACCTCATCGCAGTGAAGGGTAAGACTGAACCGGCTCGCATCTACACGGTTCTGCCAGAGTTTGATCATCTGGGCGAACAACAACACCAGAAGTTCCTTGAGCTCTATCGCTCAGGTAAGTGGGATATTGCCAAGAAGTTTGCTCAAGACCTCAAGCAGTGTTGGAACGGTGAGCTCAATGCCTACTATGACATGATGATCGAGCGCTGTGACGATATGAAGAAAGCTAACGTTCAAAACTTTGACGGAATTTATCGAGCTACGTCAAAATAATTTGCACTTTCCTATGTACATTTTATTGATTATATGATAGAGTGTACATAATGGAAAGGAACGTTATGCAGATCAATATCACTGGCATGGTTGGCAAGCGCAAGGAAAAGGCCATCCTCAAGGAAGCCGCCGAATTTTTTGCTCATCAGCTGATGGATCCTCGCATGGTCCGCAACCTGGTGATCGACCTCGAAGTTCGTAAGAACCTCGATGTTCAGGGTGAATGCGTCGACGAAGATGGCACTCGCAATCCTCGTTTCTTTACCATCGCTCTTCGCTACCAAGACATCAACGAGATGATCAAGACGCTTGGCCATGAAATGGTGCACGTCAAGCAGCATGCCAAGAACGAACTCCAATCTGGTGTCATGGTTGCTGCTCGCGGTGGACTGAAGATGCATAGCAAGTGGATGGGTGAAATCTGGAAGCCTAAGGGCAAGGAAGATGGTTACTTCGATTCTCCGTGGGAGATCGAAGCCTATGGCCGGGAAGTCGGCCTTTTCGCAAAGTGGATGAATCGTTAATTGAAGGATTTTGTTATGAAGGACGTTTTGAAGAACATTGTTGATAATGTGTTTAGCTTTGGCTTTTTTATGCTGATGGCTTGTGCTGCTCTCTTTTATGTGGCACTTATTTCGATCGATGAAAGCTCGGCTAAGACGAAAGCCTGCTACAAGGCTGGTCTCATTAAGGTGAGCACCGATGCTGGTAGCTACTGTGTTGCTCCGACCAATCTCGTGGAGATCAAGTAATGGCCTATTGGCTCATTGTCTATTTGTTCACTCCTGAAGGCGAGTTCTTTGCCAAGGATATCTACGAAACTGCTAGCAAAGAGCAGTGCGCAGAGTTCGCTGGCCAGGTGACGAAGACAATCATCAATACCAACTATCAGGCTCAGTTCAATTGTATCAGTGATGAAGACTACCGTGTGCAGCTGGGAGACAACAAGTGAAATTCTGGTTGATCGCATTCTTCTTCGCTCCGAATGGTGAGTACATGGGCAAGCGTGAGATCGCATATGAGAACGAAGTTCGTTGCTTGATTGCCATGGACTACATTCGTCCTCCTAAGAAGGAATGGACTACTCAGATCCAGTGTGTGTCTGACGACCACTATATGGGTCGTAAGAAAGATCCAGGAGTTGATTATGACTAATCATCCACGTCAACGTGAAATGTGGGAAGGACTTACTGCCACCGGTTGTGTGAGTCTTATAGCTTTGTTTGTTATATTTACTATTGTTGGAGTAATTTTAGAATGTCTGAACGCGTAGGTATTGTAGCAAGTTGTTTTGATCTGTTTCATGCAGGTCATGTGCTCATGTTGTATGAAGCTAAGAAGAACTGTGATCGTTTGGTGGTAGCTTTGCAATCTGATCCTACTCTGGATCGGCCTGAGAAGAATAAGCCTGTCCAAGGTTTGTTCGAGCGCTTTGTGCAAGTCGAGTCGTGTGAGTACGTAGACAATGTAATTCCATACGACACTGAAGCCGACCTTTATAATCTGCTTGCTGGTTATGACTGGGACGTGAGGTTCATCGGTGAAGATTATGTCGGTCGTACAGACTTTACTGGTTATGATCTGAATATTCCTATTTACTATTGTAGTCGTAAGCACAGCTATAGTTCGTCTGGTCTTCGTGAACGTATTCACGAAGCAGAACGCGCTGGATCAAAGGAAAAGAAGTGAGCAAGTGGTCTGATCGATTCATGGATCTGGCGAACCATGTAGCTACGTGGTCAAAGGATCCATCAACTCAAGTTGGTTGCGTAATCGTAGACAAGCAGAATCGTGTGGTGTCTCTTGGCTTCAATGGATTCCCTCGTGGAGTCAAGGACATCGCAAGCAGATATCAGGATAAGGATACCAAGTATCTGTTTGTAGCTCATGCTGAGCGTAATGCTCTAGACAATGCACCACTCAGTGTTGAAGGGTGTACACTTTATAGTCCACTGCTTCCATGTAACGAGTGTGCCAAGTCGATTATTCAGAAAGGAATCAAAAAGGTAATCTCCTATTATCCAACTGAAGAACGGCCGCATCTTCACTGGGAGATCACACAACAGATGTTTAAAGAGGCTGGTGTTCAGCTTTATCTGATAAATAAACCCGTCACGCCTAATGGGTGACAAAAACTAACTCGCTGAAAAGGAGAAATGACTATGTGGAATCATACCCACTCGTTTAAGGACTTTGATCGCTTCTTTGTAGGATTCGATAAGGTCGCAGAAAAGATGGCATCTGTAGCTGATCAGGCTCAGACTCTTGCCGCAAAATATCCTCCATACAATCTCAAGAAGATCGACGATAACAAGTACACGATTGAACTTGCTGTCGCTGGCTTTGCTAAGCAAGATCTTGAAATCGAGATTGTGGGCGACAAGCTCATCATCAAGGGTAACACTCATTCGGGTGAACCTGCAGAGCAGGACTCGAAGGGCGAATGGACATGGCCTCAGATGATTCACCAAGGACTCGCAATGCGTCCTTTCACTCGCACCTTCACGCTCTCAGACAATGTAGAGATTCGTGGTGCATCACTTCTGAATGGCATTCTGAAGATCGTTCTAGAAGCTATTATTCCAGAACACAAGAAGCCTAAGAAGGTAGAAATCAACGACGAGGAAGAAACATCTGCTGCTCCATCGACTGCGGAATATCTCGTGGAACGTAAGGAAAAGTAAGATGTCAAGATTGATTGTGCCCGTATCTCGGGCTGCTCATTTGAGCGTTGCTGCTATGTGTGCATTTTGTTTGTATGCTATTCTAGCAATCTAAAAGAAGGGGGAGGTTTTGGCCTCCCCCTTTTATATTAACCCCAAGCGGCGTATTGCTTGGTTTTCTTGAGACGATCATCAAGACCGTGTGTGCCACCATTTACTCGCTTTGTAATTTGAGTAATGACTGCATCATTTACACCCTTGTCTGCAATTGCAAACAGACCATTCTTGCGGAAGAACCAGAGTGCCGATTCAAAAGCTAACTCGCTTGCAACGATATCTGGGTTTGTCAGAACATCTGGACGACCAATATCTTGAGAGAATGCAGTATAGTTTGATTTTCCAGTCAGCTGAATTGGTCCGCGTCCACGATACTTCCAGCCGTCTCCAGAACCTTCTGGTCCATTACCCATGCGATTGGCGTAAACCTTGTTAGCAATCTTTTCTGGCTTGCGAGCATATCCAGCAGTTGATGCGATTGTTGGGAAGTACTTTTTGAAGATTCCGTTCAGACCCTTGTCAGAATAGTTCAGGTTCTCTTGGAATACTTTGAAGCCACCAGACTCGTGAGCACATTGGCCGAAGAAGTGAGCTGCCTGATTGTTTGAAAGCTTGAAGAAGTCTCTCGCAGCTTTATAAGTACCAGGTCCCCACTTGCCATCTGGCGTAATGCCACACTTAGATTGGAGAGCCGCTAATGCCCCAAGACCTGCCGCAGCAGCTGGAGCTGCCTTTTGAACCGACGGCGTCGGAGCTGCTTGACTTGCTACTTGAGGAGCTCCTGCTTCGCGAGTCGTTGACGGATCAAAGTCTGCAACAGGAACGTACTGAGTCCCGCCGGCCTTCGACTTCTTAGCAATTAGACGCTGCTTACGGTTGCCACCATTCTTCTTAATCGAAGCGTGAACCCAACCGGAATTCTTGTCGCCAGCTGTATAGAACTCAAGGATCACCTGATCGAATTCTAGATTATCAGCAACCCAGTCAGCAACTACTTTGTTATCAACGCCAGGAACTTCGAAGTCGATTGCCTGACCATTGACGTGCTGAGAAGTAGCCGAGCCACCAACAGCTTTGTTTACTAGTGGTGAACGATATGAAGAGTTGATCTGCACTGGCTTGCCGAACTTAGCACGAACTGGCTCAAGGATCTTTTCGCAGCAGTAGCGCATGTTTTCAATGTGTTCTGCCGTTGGTTGATTTGAAAGTCCGAGTCTCTTGGCAGTAGGAGAAACGATCATTTCTTCCAGAGTAAAATGTTCAGTCAGCTGCATCTTTTTTCCTTTTACGTGTGTACATTATTTGTAAGTGGTGTTATAACTAAAATATGTGTAGTGACGAGGTAACATGAAATTTTATACGAACATCACCAGACACGGTAACCAGATTCTTGTTCGTGGTCTGAATAACGGCAAGCCCGTAAAATTCGCCACCAAGTATAAGCCGTACCTATTTATCCCATCTCAAACTCAGACCGAGTATCGGAACCTGCGAGACGAATACGTCGGCCGCATGGACTTCGATTCCATGCGCGATGCTCGTGAATTCCTTCAGACATACGAAGACGTCAGTGGCATGGAGATCTATGGTCTCACCGACTGGCCCTACATGTACATCTACGATAACTATCCTGGCGAGATTCGGTACGATCCGAGTCTCGTTTCCGTCTGTTCGATCGACATCGAGACCAGCATTGAAAATGGTTTCCCTGATATCGAACTTGCAGACAACGAGATCACTGCTATTACCATCGGCCGCAATGGTAAGAAAACTGTCTTTGGCTGCGGCGACTACAAGGAGCATCTACCTAATGTTCAATACTACAAATGCGCAGACGAATCTGCTCTCCTTCTCGCCTTCCTTGAAGTCTGGAACGGATCACTCTATTCGCCTGACGTTGTCACGGGCTGGAACATCGAGTTCTTCGACGTACCGTACCTTGTCAACCGGATACGAAAGCTTCTCGGAGAAGATCAGGCTCGTCGTCTTTCCCCTTGGGAAATCCTACGTGACTACAAAGTCGAAATTCGAGGAAGAACCAATGTGGCCTATACACCAGTAGGCATTGCCGTACTGGACTACATGCATCTGTACAAGAAGTTCACCTACACTGAACAAGAGTCTTATCGACTTGACTATATCGCTCAGGTAGAACTTGGCGAACAGAAGCTCGACTATTCTGAATACGACAACCTCGATGATCTTCGCTTTAAGAACTTTCAAAAGTATATCGAGTACAACATTCACGACGTTGAACTCGTTGAAAAGCTTGAAGACAAACTGAAGCTCATCGAGCTTGTCTATGCCATGGCCTATGATGCCAAGGTGAACTATGAAGACTGCTTGGCTTCAGTGAAGCAGTGGGATATCATTACTCACAACTATCTCTTGGATCGTAAGATCGTTGTTTATCAAAACAACAAGAACAAGAATGATAGACCGTTCGTTGGTGGCTATGTGAAAGAACCAAAGCTCGGTATGAGTAAGTGGGTTGTGTCGTTCGACTTGAACTCCCTTTACCCTCATCTTATTATGCAATACAACATCTCTCCGGAGACGCTTGTAACTCGTCTGGGCGATAAGATGACAGTCGACGACCTCCTTGTTGGCGGCGCAAGTAAGTACGAGAATGATTTGAAAAACTCGAACTGTACTATGGCCGCCAACCTTTGTGTTTACACGAAAGAAAAGCGTGGCTTCCTTCCTAGCCTCATGGATCGAATGTACAACGATCGTACCAAGTACAAGAAGCAGATGATCGAGTGCAAGAAGGAATACGAGAAGACCAAGGATCCAAAGCTCGTCAAGGAGATCGCTCGCCTTGATAACATGCAGATGGCCAAGAAGATTCAGCTGAACTCAGCTTATGGTGCTCTTGGTAACAAGTGGTTCCGCTGGTTTGATGTGAACAATGCTGAAGCCATTACCACCTCCGGTCAGCTCAGCATTCGCTGGATCGAACAGAAGATCAATCTCTATCTGAACGATCTGCTCGGAACCAAGAACAAAGACTATGTGATTGCATCTGACACTGACTCGATCTATATCACACTCGAAGGTCTGGTGAAGCATGTCTTCCCAGATGGTGCTGATGATATGAAGATTGTGGAGTTCCTTGACACTGCTTGTAAGAAGCGCATCGAGCCATTCATCGACAAGTCATATCAGGAACTGGCTGACTACATGAATGCTTATGCTCAAAAGATGCAGATGAAGCGAGAAAACATCGCGAACAAGGGCATCTGGAAAGCGAAGAAGATGTACATCCTCAACGTCTGGAACTCTGAAGGTGTACAGTACGACAAGCCGAAGCTGAAGATGATGGGCATCGAAGCTGTTCGCTCTTCGACTCCGACTGCTTGTCGTGATAGCATTAAGAAATCGCTCGAGATTATCATGAACGGAACCGAAGAAGATCTACAGAAGTATATCGCAGAGTTTCGTACAAAGTTCCGTACGCTCGGCTTTGATGATGTGGCCTTCACCCGCGGAGTCAAGGACATTGAGAAGTGGTATCGCTTTGGTCGCTTCGAGTCTGGAACTCCAATTCATGTTCGTGGTTCGGTTGTCTTCAATCAGATGATCGAAAAATTGAAGCTCAAAAATAAATATCAGACGATTGCCAGTGGCGAGAAGATTAAGTTCGTGTATCTCAAAAATCCGAATCCGACAAGAGAGCATGTGATCTCTTGCTCCAACGGTCTTCCACCAGAATTCAAGATGCAACAGTATGTAGACTACGATGTTCAGTTCGAGAAAGGCTATCTCAGTCCGATCGAGTCGATCATCAAGACAATTGGCTGGCAAACCGAAAAACGCGCAACTCTAGAAGATTGGTTCAACTAATGGCTAACATAGATTTAGACGAAGATTTTGATTTCGGTTTCACAACCGTAAGTGAAGATATCTTTACACAAGCTCAACTCACCGCAGAAGAAAGTCAAGCCAAAGCAGAAGCAATGTATAAGCTGATTCTTCCTCTGTTAAATAACCTCGCCAAGGATGCTGACAAGAATGCTTACATTCATTGGCCAAACCGTAAAGAAAAGATTGAAGCATTTAAAAAGAAGCTGCAGTCTCTTCTTGGTTGACATTATTTCATATACCGAATATACTGTAATACTACGAACAAGGAGTTTATATGTCTGATCTTTTAAATAAACTGCGTAAGAATTCGACAATCAAAGATACCGATATTCTTGCAGACTCAAAGTTCTTCAATGAGAAGGACACAATCGCTACTACTGTGCCAGCAATCAACATCGCTCTGTCTGGTAAGATCAATGGTGGCTTTACTCCAGGACTTACTATCTGGGCTGGTCCGTCCAAGCACTTCAAGACTTCGTTCAGTCTGCTGATGGCCAAGGCTTACATGGATAAGTATCCTGAATCCGTGCTGTTGTTCTATGACTCCGAGTTCGGTACTCCTCAGGCTTACTTCGATTCATTCAAGATCGATACCAGCCGAGTTCTTCATACTCCTATCACCGACATCGAACAGTTGAAGTTCGACATCATGAGTCAACTCGAACAGATTGGTCGTGGTGAACGCGTCATGATCGTGATTGACTCTGTTGGCAACCTGGCTTCGAAGAAGGAAGTTGAAGATGCTCTGAAGCAGAACTCAGCAGCTGACATGACTCGTGCCAAACAGCTCAAGTCTCTGTTCCGTATGGTTACTCCTCACTTGACCATCAAGGATATTCCGATGGTTGTGGTGAACCACACCTACATGACTCAGGAAATGTTCTCGAAGCCAGTTGTATCTGGTGGCACTGGCATCTACTACTCAGCTGACAACATCTTCATTCTTGGTCGTCAGCAGGAGAAGGATGGCAAGGATGTTGTTGGTTATAACTTCATCATCAACGTCGAGAAGTCTCGCTTCGTCAAAGAAAAGAGCAAGATTCCGATTGAAGTCTCTTGGGATGAAGGTATCTCCAGGTGGTCTGGTCTGATGGACATGGCTCTAGAGTCTGGCCACGTAATCAAGCCAAAGGTTGGCTGGTTCCAGAAGGTTGACATGGAGACTGGTGAGATCCTTGACAAGTCTTATCGTATGAATGATACGTATACCTTTAGCTTCTGGCACCCGATCCTTTCGTGTCCGAAGTTCAATGAGTTCGTTGAGAACAAGTATCGTGTGGCTTCCGGCAACATCATGCAGGAAGATGAAGTTGAATCTGTTTATGAGGACCTGGAGGACGAATGAAAATTGAGAATGTTATCTTCGGCAATTTGATTCACAATGAGGAGTACGCACGTAAGGTAATACCATTCTTAAAGTCTGAATATTTCAGTGATCAGGTTGATCGTACAGTGTTCGACCTGATCACTGACTATGTGAACAAGTACAACTCGTTTCCGAGCAAGGCTGCACTTGACATCGATTTGAACGACAAGACTGGCTTGTCTGAAGATCAGTTCAAGCGAGCCAAGGAGCTCGTCATGACTCTTGACAAGTCTGACGAGAAGGATATGAGTTGGCTTGTTGACTCCACCGAGAAGTTCTGC